AATGTATTAGCCATTGGTTAGCCTCCTAGTGCTATTGCCATTGCTACGGAAGCACCAATGGGATCGTATACTGTTGATAGATTATTAACTGAAGTAGTTGAAGCTTTAGCATCTAGTGCTGATTGTAGTCCTGTAATTACAGAGATAGCATGGTTAGCTGGATGTGAATAGTTGTTAGCATTAGTTGCTACAGTATCTAGCTTAGTGCCATCAGTAGCTACGTCACGACCATCAAACGTACTGTTAGTAGTGATTGCTCCTGTCATTGCACCACCAGCGCGTGGCAAAGCAGCATCTCCTGATGTAGCACTTGAGGCTGCTGCTGTTGCACTGTTGGCTGCGTTAGTGGCTGATGTAGCTGCCTCACTTGCTTTAGTGGTTGCAGTGGATGCACTACCAGAAGCACCTGATGCACTTGATGCTGCTGCTGTGGATGAGTTAGCACTAGCAGTAGCAGAGTTATCTGAGTTGGTAGCTGATGTACTTGCCTCACTCGCCTTAGTTGTAGCTGTCCCTGCGCTGGTACTTGCTTCTGATGCCTTAGTGGTTGCAGTAGACGCACTAGACGCTGCTGCCGTAGCTGAGTTGGCAGCATTAGTTTCTGATGTAGCTGATGCAGTAGCTGAGTTGGCACTAGCTGTTGCACTATTGGCTGAGTTGGTAGCTGAAGTAGCTGCTTCCCCTGCCTTAGTGGTTGAGATAGCTGCTTGAGCAGCAGACGTATCTTTACTAGTGGAGGATGCTGTAGCACTGTTAGCTGATGCTGTAGCACTATTAGCTGCATTGGTTGCTGATGTAGCTACTCCTGATTCAGAGTTAGCCGCAGCAGTGGCAGATCCAGAAGCAGCAGTGGCAGATCCAGAGGCAGCAGTGGCAGACGCAGCAGCATTGATTGCTTGCTGTGTTACTTCATTAATACTGGCATCGGTAGTTGAATCACCAGCACCACCACTTCCTCTATATAAGCTCATAGTCTATCCTTTAGTAACTAGTGTTACGATTATTTCTATAATCTTTTTGCCTTTCCTTAACCTTTTTTGGAGTGCTAAGTTTACGACGAGCAGCTTGAAGTCTTTCATTCTCTGCTTGCTTTTTAGCTGCTGCTGAAAGGTTCTCAAGTACCTTTGGATTAGTAGGAGTATAACCTACCTTCTTAGGAGTAACTTTCTTAGGAGTAACTTTCTTAATTTTAGCTGCCTTATAAGGAGTAGTCTTAGCAGTGCTTTTAACTATACCTGTACCTTTACCTTTAGGCTTATCATATACCAAATCTGACATTTTACCGCCAGCTTTCTTCTTAACTACCTTCTTAGCAGTACCAGTACCAGCACTAGGACTACCTGTCAACGGAGTCTTACGCTTGACGGGCTTACCTTTCTGCTTAGTCTTCATTAACTGATTGAGCTTATACTGTAACTTACCAACTGTCTGCATAGACTTACCAGCTTTCTTAGCTGCTGCAATCTGTGCTTTTAATGCTTTCTTTTCTGCAAATTCTGACATAATCTTTCCCCAAGTAAAAGAAAGGGACTACCTAGATTATACTAAGTAGTCCCTGAGTGATGGCTAAGAAGCCATGTTATTACGCAGGAAGCGCAACGGCTACAGCAGAAGTGCCACGTAAAGTAGCAGCGCCATAGATGCAGTCACTGGTAAATAGATCAGCCAACCACTCTTGCTTGTACTGAGTCTGTGAACGAACAGCCATCTGCTCTGCGTACACAAAGGCATCCTTGTGTAACAACATACCAATCTTATTGGCTCCATCTGCTGGACAGTTGTTACTGATGTAAACGTCTACACCATACAAGTTACCAATCTTACCATTAACGACAGTGTTACCACCAACGAAATCAGAAGAAGTGTAACGATCAATACCCATAATAGTATTACGAGCAGCAGGAGGAAGGATGATTGAACGTCCGTCCATTGGTACATCAGCGTCATCTAACAATTGAATTAGGTTACGGAAACCAGCATCAGTGAAAGCTTGTGCAGTACCAGTGTAGTCAGTCAAAGCACCAGTAGCGGTTGTGATCTCTACAGCCTTAGCCCAGTTAGATCCGTTACCACCTTGGGTAGATTGACCTAGCAAGAATAGATCATCTTCAACCTTCTTACTTAGGGCATAACCAGCATCATCGGTATAGAACTTACGCATAGAAGCTAATGCTTGAATGTCAGTAATGTCCTCGATCATACGAGAGTATTCAAAGTGCTTGTTAATAGTAATAGTTACTTTGTCAGCCGTTTCATTCTGAATCGTAACCGCAGTGTTAGCAGCTTTAGCAGTTGCAGCACCACGAGTAGGAGTTGGGATATACAACGTATCGCCCTTCTTACCTGACATCGGCATCTTAGTTACTAGGTTTGCAATAATTAAATTCTTCTTATAGGCAGCAATGATTTCATCACTCCATAATTCTGGAATAAAATTAGCAGCAGTTGTGTTATCGGTTGTACCGCCTTGGGCGGGATATACTGAAGTAGTCATTATAATAATTCCTTAATAAAAGTTATCGTACCCTTCCTTCAGCGTAAGCTTGCGTTATTGCATCACTGTTAGCTAAGTATCGGTCAGGTTCATGTTGCATCATATGTAAAAGTTCAGACCGCTTAAAGAATTTCTTTTTAGATCCTTCACCCGAACCACGCGCCCCACCATTAGAGCCTGACTTCAAAGAGTTCTTACGCTCTATATCAGTACCAGCTTTGGCTTGGCCTATTAGTTCTAGGCGTTCTTTCCATGTTGTGAATAGATCGTCAGCAGCGTCAAAGTCAAATTGATCAGCTTGTTTTAATTTCTTAACACGCGCTTGTGATTTACCTACCCAATCCATGAACGTCTGGTCTGCTACTATCTCCTGAAAATCAGGATGGGCAACAGAGATCTTGTTCATAACTTCCATCTGACTAAATCTAACAGAGGCTTCTTCAGCTTTCTTGATTGAGGGATGGTTGTTAATTGTTCTCTCACCAGCATCTTTTGGGTTTTCAATCCAATCATCTTCAGTTACTGGTAGGACTTCTTCTTTGGTCTTAGTGACTGTTTGATTAACTACGTAATCATCCACTAGCTTTCTCAACTCACCCACTTCATTGCCTTGGCGACCAGATAACCTTTCGGCCTCTTGGTGCATCCTAATCAATTCAGTAGTAGATTTACCTTGGTACTTCTGAGGGATTTCTTCTTCCTGATTACCCTGATCTACAGGGGAGGACTCCTCTTCTTCACCAACTTGGGAGAACATCTCTCCATCTTCTAGTTGAGGTTCAAGTTCGTCACTTAAAAAGTTTGCCATGTGTGCTCCGTACTATAACAGTATTGTGGAAATATTATGTGAAGTTACTTCTTATGAAGATTCACGTTTACGTTCAATCGCAATTTGCTTTTGGCGTTGCTTTGCCCATTTGATTGTAGCCCCTGCAAAGTCTCCTGAGTGGGGATCTAACTTACTCATAGGTGCAGCAATAAGCCTATGCGACTCTTGGCTACATTGCGAACAGTGAGTTATCCTTTTATCGGACTTCACAAATAGTTCGTCTATGTACCCACATATACTACATTCAAAATCAAACACCCGAATCATTAAGGAAATCCTCGTATGAGTTCTTGATGCTAATTTCAAATCCAAGGAGTCTGCCTATAATATCTAGCTGACCCTTTCTGTAGTACAAATCTTTATCATCCTTACAAAGAACAATATCTCTAATGGACTCTTCAGCCCCAGTGAAATCTTCTAGTAAGAACTTCCACCCCTCTGTCATAAAAGTATCTTGTAAACTTTCGTAGTACTTTTGTAACTCAGGGTCTTGTGTTGTTGACATTGCGTTTCTCCCATGTTAGGACGCAGTTATAAAGTAAAGGGAGTCTATCACAGATCTCCCGTAAAGTCAAGAACTATTTCTAGTTATTTAGATTCATTTGTTTATTAACGATAGTTTCTTTACTGACTATCTCTCGTTCTTTTAATACTAACTCTGCTAGTTTTGCACGTTGAGCGAACTCTTTCTCGTCCTGATCACCATCTTGAAGGTTAGTGGACAGTACTTTAAGGCGGTCAGTCTCGGCAGCGATGGGCAAGAGTTCAGTCTCGGTAGATATTTTGGACGCTCGTGCTGCGGATTCCTGTGCCTGACCTTGAAGTACAGCGATGTATGCTTGCTTCTGTTGATTATCCATCTGAGCAGCAGCTTGAGCCACTGGATCTGGTACTGCGGCCTCCTTGAGTTTAGCTATTAAAGTTTCACGATTAGATAGGTTCATGTTATCTACGACAGACTGTATGATCTCTGGGTACATAGGAGAATCTGCTGGCATTGTCTGTAGCAACTGAACTAACTGAGACACTTCATACTCACGGGCAATGATACCCAAGGAGCTAGAAGGAATAAACTTATAATCACCTACTGGATACTGATCAGGGTTATACTGCATGTACCGCCACGCAGCTTTCTGAATAAATGGAATCAAGAAGCACTCTTGGAAGTTAATCAAGGTACGCTTCTGTCGTTTAATGATAGCACCTAGTCCCATTGACACAGCAGTAGGGCTAGTCTCACCATTAATAGAACCTGCAAATCCAGCACTATCAATAGCACCTGTAGCTTGCTGTACCATCTGCTGTAGCTGTGTAGCTTGAGAGAAAGTAATCTGATCAACGCTACCAAAGTTCATAGGCTTCAGAATATCGTTAGGATTACCATTAACAAGAATAGATTTTCCTGGCCTTACTTCTAATTTAGCCCCACGAGGCAGCCTAGAAGCGTCTATAGCCATCATTGGGTGGACAGTTAAGGCTAGAGCATCAATACGCGCACGTAACTCTGTGTCGAGTGCTTTCTGGCTGTTGTATCCCTTCTCACAAACACCTCGTCCCCAGAAACGACTAGGTACAACGTCCCAAGGGAATGCAACTACAGGACGATCCTGCATCATGTAAGGATTTTCTTCTAGTTTTAGTATGTGTTCGCCATTAGCTATAACAGCAACTACCTCAACGTAGTGGTCTTCCTCTGGCGTTTCTCCAGATAGAGAAATAATCTCTTCATCTTCGTCTTCAAGATAATCCTCCAGCAAATTACGTGGTAACAAACCATAATATTTAGTAAGGCGTACTTTATCTTCATCATATGCGTTAATTTCTTGATCTGCTTCAAGATATGAAAGAGTACTTGCTCCTGTAATGTCAACATCTTTGTAAATTCCCTGTTCAATTAGTGCCTCTACTTGGTGCATAGGGACAAATTCATCTATAGCTACACCTAATGCCTCTTCAATAGAGGTTGCAGTAGGATCAATGAGGAAGTTCTGTGGCATAATAGGACGGAGAGAACAAGTTACTTCTGAGTTCTCCTGTACACCTACAGTCATAGTGCTCCCATCCAGTGCTGATTGGATACTAGGCTTACGCCTCTTAGACTCATGGAGTACAATCTCTCCAATGCCTGTACCAAAGATAGCACTGTTAATAATACATTCAGAAATATGTTGACGAGTCCTGTTTAACGCAAACTCTTCAGTTAATTTCTTCTTTAGATAATCAATGTCTACTCGCTCTGGGTCATTCATGTCATCATGTATGTCAAAGAACTGACCACGACCAAACGTAGCTTCCTCAACCTCAGAAACAGAACTCTCAACAGCCTGTTGTAATGCAGGATTGATTAGGCGTGAGCGTTCACTCTGCCGCAAGGAGTCTTCACCTGACCAGACACCACGCCATAGGCGATAGTACTCGTCAAACTTATCTTGATAGTTGGATTCAAAGTGATCACGCCAGCTTTCACACTTCTCCATGATCCAACTCTCAGCCGATTCCTGCATCAATAAATTATTTTCTTCTATCATAGTTTAATATCCTGCTATAGCATCCATATATTCGTAATCATCTTCTTCATATTCATAGACATAACTTACCTGAGCAAGCTGATCTATGTATGCTAAAGAATCTATTAAATCATCATGCACCAAATGATTAGGGAACTGAAATAATTGGTCAAGGAACTCTGTGTTCCAATCTCCCTCATTGAGTGTAATATTTCCATGTTCAAATCTACCTTGTAAGGCCCAGACAATACGATCAGTCTTCTTCTTGTTTCCGTGAGTTAACTCTTCAACACGAAAGAAGGTCTGCTCTTGTTTCATTAGGTCGGTTAAATAAGGGTACACTGCATTCTTTAGTGCGCCTTTCTCAATACCTACAGAGATTGGTTCGTAGTATGCAACAGCTTGAAAGATCTTCTCTGCTGTCTTCTTAACATCCCATCGTCCGTAAATAATTTCATCAACCCACCAACCATCGGGGCCACACTTAACAACAGAAATAGAAGTGGTGTCTAGTTTCTTTTGCTTAGAGTTCGTTGCATGTGCTATGTCAGCAAAGCCAGCGAGGTCAACAGATATATAATACTCACCATCCACTGGCTCATCAGTATCAAACTGTATCCATTCCTCTTTAAATATTGCACCACCACCAGCCTCGAAAGAAGCCATAAACTCTTGACGGAATGCAAAGGATGACATACTTAACTTAGCAGACTCAATCTCTTCTGGATCTAGTTTAGGATTATCATAACTTGTAAAGTGCCAACTCTGGAATGACGGATCATCACTCTCACCATGACGGAACAAATCATAGAAGTGGTTACGTCCCATAGGAGTCCCTATGAATAACGCATGTCCCTTCTGGTCAGCCAGTGCTGGTCGTAGTATCTGTTCCCATACTTCGGGCTTCATGTCAGCATACTCATCCATCACCAGAAACTTTAAACTAATACCACGCATAGTCTCTGGTCTGTCAGCACCTTTGAGGTTTATCGTTGCCCCATTGATTAGCTTGATGGCTAGGTTGTTTATGTGACTACTCTGTACAACAGGATGGGCCAACTCCATTAGAGTATCCCACATGATGTCACGAGCCTGTCCCTGAGTAGGCGCAACGTAGAACACGTTACCTTTACCAACAGACAGAGCATTGATTATTAATAACCAAGCAGCGAGTCTACTCTTACCACAACGTCTACCAGCAGCTACTACTTTAAATCGAGTAGGATCTTCGTATACATCTTGCTGCCAAGGTAATAGTTCTACATTTAAGGAGGTCATTAGATGTCTTCATACTCCCCTTCAACAACGTCACTCGTAGTCACATTGCCTCCAACACCTGTGATGGTAATGCTCACTGCATTGCGTCCACCAGCATCATTCTTTTTATCAAAATAAGAAATAGGCAACACCCTATCCATGCACATCTTTAACGCTGCTGATTGAACTGGGTGACCATCTTCCAAAGCAATTTCAATAACCTTATTGATAACCTTATCACCGCTTGTAGCCAACAATCTTGCTTTAAGTTCATTGATCCTTGCTGCATCCCCTTTAGGTCTACCAACAGCATTTCGATTACCTTTCTTCTTAGCAGCAATGGACGCTTTTGTAGGACGACCTTTTTTAACAACCTTCGTACTATCAACATTCATATAATTAACACTCTTTGTATTCTCTGTCTCTATATAGACTCTGAACTGTTGCAGAGAGGAGTGTTGAATATAAGGATAATGGTTATCAGTACACAGTTTTCTCTGTAGTTCTGTTCAGTCCTATATAGTAGGAATAGAGGGTAGCACACTTTCTGTTAAAAGTCAAGAGATATTTAAGTTATCTTCTACATGACGGTTCATATTCGTTACATTAAATATACATTGTAAACTATATGATACATTAAACATACTTAATGTACATTGTAGTATACATTATAGTATATAGTATACATTGGAGTATACATTATAGTAGATCTCTGGCGGGACTCACTACCACTACACAACCCTCCGCAGCAGCCTCCATTATCTAGATCATATAGTTATATTATCATGGTTCTTATTACCTTTAGTTACATAGACTTACATAGTAATTACATTTCTCTAATTTGACTCTTTTTTGTATCTAAGCAGGTACCCCCTAGACCCCAGCTAATCTGCCCCTCCCCCGCCCCTTCATTAGACTATGCTAATATCTATAGAGCTACATTAGACAAAGCTTATAAGGTCAATCATGATATAACTTGATAGTCTAAATTGATACAGGTGAGGATACAGGTAGGTACCCATAGGCATAAATTAAACAGACTATCCACCCTATATAGTTTCTGTTGGAAACAATGTAATTGATTCTCATTCGTAAATGATAATGAGTCTCATTCGCCCTGGATTATGAGCACATTAGATAATGCTAATATGAATTGTAAGCTGCCTATAAAGCCATCTAAGCTATATTAAAGTAGGTCTATAGCTAGGCATTGCCTAAATTAAAACCTAGTCAGATACATCCTAGGGCCTTACAGGATATAATTAGTATCTGCTAATATGCTCAAATATGGGCTAATATTGACCACTATTCACCAAACTAATAAGCACTATATAAAACTCTTATGACAAATAACCACTAATAAATTGACTTTATCAATTGACACGATACAATCAAGGGGCAGCAGCAGCAAAGAGATGCAGCTAATGCAAATGAGAATCATTCTCAACTAGGGCAAAAGCCCAACCTAATCAATACCTATATAAAGGAAATTATTATGTTAGTTAAAATCGATTTACAAAACCACCTTGCAGCCATTGGCAACAATTTTGATCTAGAGCAAGTAGCTAAACAAGAGACAGGATGCGCTCGCATGGCCCTAGCTCTACAGTTATACAAAGATGATAGTACATTGGAAGAAAAGCAAACGAGCGTCACAGCAGCCTGCAAGGTTGTCTATGCTGGTGCATATGGCAAGGTCAAAGATGAGGCACAAGTTAAGTCTGTGATGCAATGTCGGCAAGTAGTAGCGACCATGAAAAAAGCCGCATCATTAGACATTAGCCCCGAAGAGCATATCACCTATAGCGCATTCAGAACTGAAGTGTATAAGACTAAGCCGCTCACTAAGCTGCAATTAATCGAGAAATGGTGCAATGATGACAAGGAAAAGGCTATCACCCTTGCTAAGTTAAACAAGCTTGTCGAAAAGCTAACTAAAAAAGCTGCTAAATAAGTTTCCACTGGAAACAATGCAAATTCCCCTTGTATTGTTTCCCCTTTATTCCCTATGAGGATTGTTATTATGACTAAACCTATGACACCACAAGAAGTCGAGCAAGAATTTATCAGGCAATTGCTTGAGGCTATTCGCAATAAACCTACTAAATAAAGTTTCCAGTGGAAACAATTGAGGATTACTATTATGACTAAATTATCAACTATTCCTAGGCGCAACATCAAGCGACTTTGTACCAAACAGAATAATGATTTGAAGAAGGTTCACAAGTGGATGATTGTTTGGGGTATGATGTCTATGTTAGATTACTCTGCCGAAAATCATAAGGATTGGCTTATTCTAAATAGATTTCAACGGAGGTATTTATAATCATGAGAGACTTTAACAAGAGTATTAAACCGAGCGCTGAAGTATTGGCACAAGAAAAGTTAGATAAAAATATAGGTATTTTCTTTACTATCTTAGGTATCATTAGCGGCATAGTTATAATTATTCTATGCACTCGCGCCATGTTTGGAGGGTTGTGATTATGTATATGATTGTAGATCTAGCATGGATTGGTGCTGTATTGTGTTGCCTTGTGTTGATAGGCTACATCGTTTCGACTATAGGAAAATAAGTTTCCACTGGAAACAATTGGAGTATTATTATGGAAAGACAAAAAGCAGTGTATGTTGATGGCGTAGCTTTTGCGCGTCCCTTAAAAGAACCTAAATCTGTAGGCCATTGGTTACGTGGGCCATGTAGTTACATTGTAGGCTTTGCTACTGATAGTGCATCCACCATAGACTTAGCTAGTGTTCTACTAAATCATGGTCAAGCTACTAGTCGCGGTCGCTTCATAGAATATAAATAAAAGTTTCCACTGGAAACAATTGAACCATATTATAGTTTATATAAACCATATTGTAGTTTATACAATATAAATAAAGTTTCCAATGGAAACAATTGAGGTAGTGTCATGAAATTATTAGATTGTAGTGGTGGAAACACCAAGCTTAAAAAGAATAACAAAGATGTTAAACTTAGGGTAGCAGGTTTATCAATGATGCCTGATGATATACTCTGTGTGTTTAGATGGATTGCAGCCTGTGCTCTTGAGTGTTTAAAGTTTGCAGGTCGTGGAACATTCGATGCGGTAGAGAGGGCAAGGCAAGCTAAATCCGATTGGTTCCATGCCGAGCAAGAGGCATTCATAGCACAGTTAATACATGAGATAACTCTATTTGAAAAGCTATGCAAAAAGAATGGGGTTGAGTGCTGGATAAGGCTCAATGTATTTAGTGATGTACGATGGGAATTAAAACAAAATGGTGCTATACCTCAGCGTTTTCCTAATGTAAATTTCTATGACTATACTAAACATGCTCATCGTTTGAAGCGTAAGCTGCCCGATAACTATACCCTCATGTTCTCATACTCTAAAGCTATTGAGTATCAGAAATATGTTGACATTGCATTGACCACTGATGCACCCATTAGCGTAGTATTTATAGGCCCAATACCTGAGACTTTTCTAGGGAGGGAAGTATATTTAGGTGATGAGAGTGACATATTAAACTTGGCACAACGTAACAAAGTTATAGCATTAACTTACAAAGTAGCCAAGCGTAAGAAGGGAGAGCCGAAGGTTGATATATCAAAGTCTAACTTTGTAGTGGATACTAGAAACTCTCGCATACCTTTATTAATTGCAGCATAAAAGTTTCCAGTGGAAACAATTGAGGAGAGTACTAATGTCTATAACAATACTAACAAAGACCGAGCGCGTAGATCAATGGAACAAATGGGTAGAGCAAGCACCTAAAGGAATCAAGGATTATTTTATAATGATCGAGGTCGATGCCCAGAGATGGGAGATAGCAGAGAATCAAGAGATTTTAACAGAGTCTCAACTAGAAGAAGTCAATGCAATTTATAAAGAGGATGCATCATGAGCAATGTAAAACGTACCATCAGTCGAGCGCGTCACTATCTAATCAACCTAGATAATGAGAAAGAATATCTTGACTTATGCTTTCAGTTCCTAAAGACTGCACCTCATGAGGAGCGAGAAGAGTTAATCAAGGAGTCATTGAAGGATGGCTTTGCACTACGACACTTTACTAATAGAGGGTATTGATTATGTATACTACTAGCAAGGAATTGTTTAACAAGTTCGCACCTACTTTTAATTTCGAGTTGGATGAGGAGGAGATATTGCGTAGAGCTTTAGATGTAGGGTTTGTTGTGGCGTTGCCTAACCCTGATGGTGGACTATTGTATAAAGTAAATGAGGAGTATGGTAATGAATGAATCAAATAAAGTTTCCAGTGGAAACAATTGGAACCAAGGTGATGTAATTAAAATGGAGAAGGTTCGCACATTATTGTGTGACATCTACACCAAGAGCGGTGAGACTACTGAGAACAAACCCTTAGCCACTCTCATTACTAATGCGATCTGTGCTTCATTACTTCTTAGGGTACAGTTAGAGACTGAGCTTGCAGAATCTATAGAGGGTACAATAGAGGAGCAGATTATTGCAGTACGTGCAGCTAAGTATGACAGAGAGAATAGTGAGTACACAGATAACATGTACAAATGGATGGAGGAAAATACTAATGACTAACACTAAAGCAAGGGTACTCAAGAGACAGGCCGAGGACAAGGCATTCATTGATGCTGTCATGTCATTGTATGAGGACAGTGCAGCCAAGGGCGAGAGGCATGATGCGCCTTATCAAATATACCTTAGTGACTTAGGTGAGGATGATTTTAAATTAACGTATGATGAGTGGTTAGGAGGTGGTGTATGACTATGAGTATGAAGCAAATCCATACCAAGGTGAGTAAGCATTTACTAAAGCAAGGCAAGCGCAGTGAGGATGGGACAGGTGTTGCTGGTAATAACTGCGTGTATCGTAGTAGTGATGGACTGATGTGTGCTGTTGGTTGCTTGATACCTGATGATGAATATTATTCTGGGATTGAGGGACAGGATGTTAACAAAGGCATGGTACTGGACACCTTACGTGATGTCATTGGTACATGCTGGCGTACTAAGACTCGTAAGATTGATCTGCTTGAGAGGTTGCAGTGTATACATGATCAAGTTCCAGTAGAGAACTGGGCTATCAAGTTGGAAGGACTAAAGAAAGATTATAAATTCTAGGAGAAGGACTATGAGAAAGAAGAATCCGTTTGGTAAGAGTAACTTCGATGCACCTCATGCAATCTATGAAGGGCATGGGCCTTGGGGTCACCAGATTATCCATGTGATAAAGACCTATCAACACCCCGACAATGAGCGTAAGAACCCTTATGCTAAGTGGTTGATCGGTGCTAAGACTGACATGACATATGGATCATTTGATTATGGTGACACGTATGTTAAGGAGGCGTTAGTAGGCAACATGAAGTTAGTTAGTGCTGTCGATGGATGGACTGACTACTACTCTGCTCATGAGTTACCTAGTCAGATAGATGATGATGACTTGTTGAATGAGTTGTTTGGAGGTGGGTAATGAAAGTTAACATAGGAGACTACCCTAACCCATCAGTTGAGGTACAGATAGACAAGCAGGACACATGGGGTATGGACTATACCCTAGCCCATGTAATCTTGCCTATGCTTATACAGTTGAAAGAAACCAAACATGGCAGCCCCTTTACTGAGGACAGTGATGTACCTGAAGAGTTACGTAGTACCAGTGCTGAACCTAAAGAGAATAAATGGGATACAGATAGCAACTTCCATGCCCGTTGGGATTGGATAATGGATGAGATGATCTGGGCCTTCACGGAAAAGTGTGAGGATGATTGGTTAATCAGGGATGATTGGGAAGAGTATCAGAAGCGTATGACTAAAGCATTTAGTATGTTCGGGAAACACTATGAAAACTTATGGGATTAATCTAAGGAGTGA